GAAGTCCTCTTTCTTGGGTTCGTTTGCCATGGCTAAACCCACTCCCAACCTAGGCAGAGCATCATCGAGGATGCCAGGGACTGCGCCGCGTCGGCGATGCCCGTGGCATTGCCGTGTCGGCGAATCCAGCGAGAGACGATGATGCCCACGCGAACCCGGTCTCGCTCGTCCGCCATGGCGGCAACGTCAGGCGCATCTAGTAGTGCCTGCACTACATCGACGAAACCTTCTGGCTTTGACAAGTTGAGATAGATGGCGCGTTTGCATGCAACCAGAGCGTAGTCCAGGGCAATCTCTAGTGAGCCTGTGATCGACCAGGTGAAGGGTCGCTCTGCCAGGGCGGATTCGATTTCTTCGAGCGGTGGAATGGTTCCAAACGTGAGCGTTTTCATGATGTATCCTACCTTCCTACCAAGACCTCAATTTCATGACCCTCAGAGCAGTGGCAGTCTGTCCACTGTGTGTAGTCGCCGCACGAGGGCCTCGGGCTCATTACTCTACCCCGTCCAAACAACCCTCTTTGCACATCGTGTTGATACACGCGACGGCGAATGTCTTAGGCAGCTCGACAGACGATCCAACGTGACCAAAATGACGCTGCATGAACGCACGCCCTACTTCAGTCCGCGCTGTCAGGATGAACTTGTGCGATTGGCAATGCATTAGGTTGACGATGAAGTGCCTACTCTGCCGTACGTCGCCCTGGTAGGCGGTCGTCTTTGCGGAGTCGAAATCATTGCAGGCAGGAGATTCACTCTCGACTACCGTAGCCGTCTCGCTGGCCATCACGCACCCGCCTTCGACGGATCGTCAGACCACACGTCCTGACAGGCGGAAAGGTCGCCGTTGCTCGCGTAATACTCCTCTGCCGCGTCGGCAAGCTCGGCATTTGCTTCTGCAAGCAATCGCTGGGCGTGAGCTCGGAATCGGTACGCTACCACCAAGCGATCCCATGCCCGCGCCCGGCGGTACCAGAGAGAGAGTCTACCGATGATGCCTTTGATTTCCATGCTGAATAGTAAAGCATGGCTCGTGCCAATCCAGACATGGGTTTCGCCCAAGCAATCACGTCAGCTTTTCCAGAATGACACACGCAAAGCGACCAAACACGGCACCGTCCTATGGACGAGAATTGTCACCAACGCAAGTGTCCGTAATGACTCAGCATTGGTGTGCAATATTTGCGTAGCCGATGGCCCGTAAACGTCACCCCAGAACCAAGCCCAAATCCAGCGCAAGCTCCAAGCCGCATCCGAGCTTCACAGCAGCTCAACACCTAACCCATCACTCTCGCATCTCCCATGAGTGAGCATGAGGACTCGGTACAGGACTCGTGATGTCCGCTCCGATCCGCTCCGTTCCGGGCGCCGTCAGGCGCCATCCTTAACCGCTCCGGCATCTTGGGCGCGACGCTAGTGTCAGGCTTTCAGGCCGAATTGGCCGGAATGGCTACAGTTTCCGGTCGGCCGGTCTCGGCGTTTTGCGGCGGAACAGCGTGCAGTAATGTAAGCCAGACCACAAAGTAACAACTTGTTACCAAACTTTCGCGTCAAGTCCATGTAATCATTCACTTGACACGCACTGGCGCGGTCACGTGCGCCAAGGTCAATCCACACAGATACGCACATGTGACCCTTTGGAAACAATACCCCTGAAATCCCGGGTTTCTGTTAACAATACGCACTACATCGACCTACATCACGCGAGTGACTACGTGGACTTGCGATGCGACGCCTTGCGCGCGCGAGCCCTCGGTGGTACCTTGACCTGATGGCGCTCGTCGGATTGGTTCGGGTGACAACGGTGGCTCGGGCTCTCCACTGCGACCGAAAGACGGCACGCGCGTGGCTTGGCCGCATCGGCTACGAGGTCATCCGGGCGCCAACCGCGTGGCGTTCGGCCCGAGGGTCGTCGCCTGCCTACGTGACTCTGGAAGGCGCCTACGCCTTGACCGATGCCCTGTTCCCTAGGCTGGTCGACCGAAAGGCAAGGGCGCGCGCGCGTGAGCAGCTCAGGGAGCAGGCGCGGCGCCTGGAGGACAGCACGCGCAGGATAGAGCACGTACCAGTAGGGGGTACCGGGGCGGAGACACCCTGGCTCAAATCCCCGCTATAGCCACTCAGCGGATTTTCAGGCATTCTGACTTTCACCATGAAGAGCGTGCAATTGACTCGGAAGGATAAGTTTGTGTTTGGCTGGGATACTACTGTGAGGTTTCGCGGAAAGCTGACGCGGGCTCAGCGGAGGAGACTTGCGCTGGCTGACAGAAGTCTTGCTCGTGCCTTCGGGGAGGCGCCATCCTGAAAGCTGGCAAGGCAGTAGACGGCGGGACTGTGATGTGGCATCATGGATTTGGGTAGTAGGTGACTCCGAATCCACGGTGGCTGCCGGTACTGCGAGCAGCGCGCAGCCCGGTGGCTGCCGGCTAAACTACAGGAGTGTGACGAATGCCATATCACATTGTGACTCACGACGGTGACAAGGGGCAGGTGGTGAAGTCTGCTACGAGGCAGCCGATGTCGAAGAAGCCGATACCGCTGGCGCGGGCGTACCGGCAGCTCAAGGCGCTGTACGCGAACGAGGGGAAGAAGGGTCGTGTTTGACCGAGATGAATTGAGACGTGCTCAGGTGGAGGCGTTGAATTCGCAGGAGGCGTGCGTGCGCTGTGGGGAGAAGTTGGTCGAAGGGGATATGTCGAAGGTGTGCCCTAGGTGTTCGGCTCCCCCCGAGCTTGAATGCGTGATTGATGGCGATGCAGGCGGCGTCTTGTAATGGCTGAAACTGCAGACGACAGGATGCGCGACGAGATGAATTTGGCTGTGCGGAAGATTGTCGACCAGAGAATGAAGTTCATCTTCGACGTTTCCGAGTACGCTGGCAAATTCGAGAAGTATTGGAGCGAGGTAGCGTCCGTCGTCGCTGACCGCGTGGATGGGATTCTCAAACGTGGCTGAAGAGACGGCACTCGACAAGGCGCCCATCGACCAGATGGCCAAGCAGTTTGGGCGTCGGGTGGCGAAGTCGATGGCGGTCGTCGAGGTGGCAGATAGAACGCATGAGGTTAAGCGCGAGGTGATTGACGTTTTTGACGAAAAGACTGGTGAGATTGTCAGTAGGAGGGTTGAGCTAGTCAGGCCGGCGGGGATGAGCGATGCGGATTGGAACATCCACAACGACGCGATGAAGCCGATGAAGGACATGCCGGGATACCTCGTGAGCCATTTCAACCGGGTGGAGCTGGCGCAGAAGCTGGCGGGTGCGCGGCGGGATGAGTTGCCGCCGATTGCGGGGTACGTGGTGATGACGGTGGAGAAGAAGGCGTACGAGACGGTGAACGTGGAGCCGACTGAGAAGGAGTGAACATGGGATGCGAGGAATTTCTGCATAATTCGCTGGCCGCGGCCGTGGCGTCGTCGAGGAGGTATGAGGAGAGGTGGCACAGGTTGAGAGCCGATAGGGCGGAGGAGCAGGAAAAGCTTTTCTGTCGCATTGCCGAGCTTGAGGATAGGCTACAGTCATTTGAGTCTTCTCCTGCGAAGGCAGGTGGAGAGCTCGGGCGATTGCTTGAGTCTCACTGGTACGATCACACGCTCGGGCCGGAGGAAATCCTTGCAGCGGCGGCGCTTGACCGCCTGGAGGAGCTGAAGGTGATTGCCGAGAGGGTGGCAAAACTCAAGCTGCTGCACCCGGAGATTGCCGCCGAGTGCGGGCTCATGGACATGGGGTAGATGGAGCCGACGGTCCTCTACAAGCCTTCGGAGGTCCAGCACGAGGCCCACTCGTGCGAGGCGCGCGAGATTCTCTATGGCGGTACGCAGAACTCGGGGAAAACCTTTTTTCTGCGGTGGGATTGCATTATCACCCAGCTCTACGACTGGAATGGGAGCCCAGGCGAGCATTCTCGGTATCTTGCGGCGCGTGCGCGTGGGATTGATTGGCGGTCGAAGGGGTGGGCGCTGCACCTGCGGCGCACGTTCCCGATGCTCATGCAGACCATCTCGAAGGTGCTAGATTTCGTCTACAAGGTAGATCCCGGTGCGGTCTACAACTCGAAGCTCTACCTCATTACGTTCACATGTGGGTACAAGTGGCAGTTCGGCCACTGCCAGAAGGAAGATGACTGGAGAGCCTACGACACGTCGGAATACTCCCACATCGCCTTCGACGAGGTGATCCAGTTCACCAAGTCACAGTTCGATGGCATCAGGCGCCGTCTCCGCTCCGAAGACTCCATCCTAAATGGCAAGCGCAGGTGTGTGCTGGCGTCGAACCCGGATGCGCCGGCCTCGGGCCGGTGGGTGAAAGAGCGCTTCGTGGATCCTGCACCGGAGGGGCGCAAGATGCTGGTCGATACGGTCACCATGTTCGACGGGACGACTGAGCAATACTCGCGCATTTTCATTCCCGCGTTCCTGACCGACAATCCGAACAAGGAGCTGGCGCGACAGACAGAAATCGACCTGCGCACTCAGCCGCGCCACATCGTCCAGGCCCGCCTCTTCGGAGACTGGAATGCTGTCGAGGGCGCCTTCTTCGCCAACCTGTGGACTCCGTCCGCCCACGTGGTGAAGCCATTCACCTGCCAGCACAAACGCTCAACGTGCCGAGAATGCCGGATGACCGATGGCATTCCAGACCACTGGCCGCGCGGACGCGCGATGGACTGGGGCTACAAGGTTTCCTGCCCGGTGATGTGGTTCGCGAAGAACGAAGACGGCGATCTCATCATCTACCGCGAGGTGACCTTCAACCACGACGTTCCCGACCGGCAGCGCAAGGATGCCCAGATGGTCGCGCTCGCCATCAAGCAAATCGAGATTGAGCACGGGGAGTGGGACGTACGCGGGAAGTGCTCGATGCTCACCGGCCCGGCCGACTACCAGATTCGCATGCGAGACGGAGGCACGGGCCCCACCATCGAGCAGACCATGGCCCAGGAGGGCGTCTACTGGCTCCCGAGCATCAAGGGCAGGGGCGCAGCGACGGCGGAAATCATCCGCAGGATGTCCGACGTGCCTTCTCGCCCAGGTGCCCATCCGGCCCTCATGGTGTTCGAGGGGTGCAAGCATCTCATCCGGACGATGCCGCTCATCGAGGTGGACAAAGACAACCCCGAGGAGCCCAAGAAGGATGACAATGGTCACTGGCTTGAGACTTTGATGTATATTGCTATGCACGCAATGCCAGACGCCGAGAAGAGCGCGCGCAAGTACGTCGATGAGGAAGACCGCGACGACCTTCGCGACGCGCGCATGCTGCGCCAGCAAAGAAAGTACGGGTACGGTCTATGAATGACTCACTTCCAGGAGCAATGGCCGAGATTGCACGATCTGGCGTGCCGACCGCCTCAGAAGGCATCACTGGCATTCCTCTTCAGGTGGTCGAGACAAGAGACGGCCAGGTCGTGCTCGAAGATCCTGATGGCGTCAACTTCACGGTCCCGAAAGAGTGGATCGAGGGCCACGACCCAGAGAAGGACTTCATCATGGACCACCAAAAGCTATCCGCGGCGCCTCCTGGTGCCCTCGAACAGACATGGCGACTCGCCAAGGCAGCCGACGAAGGCGAACGAGGTGGAGGTGGCTTCGGCGGTGGCGATGATGACTACCAGGTCAGAAGCGCCTTGGATGAGTACAACATCCGCAACAGCGGAATTCAGGGGGGCGATATGGATCGATACTTCACCCATGGGCTGGCCGGCGTAACGGGCGGATCCAGTCCTCCCTACAAACGCGGGAAAGGTGGCTCTGGGCCAGGTGGTGCATGGACGGCACAGGACGAAGCCGCGTTCGTTGATGCCAGAGACGGCATGGGGGATGGATCACTGATGGCAAGCAGTCAATCCGCAGGTTCAGGCTTTGCCAATCCCAAAACCTATCGGAAACCGAAAAACCCAAACCGCCTTGGCATCATACCACCCAATGCTGGCTCTGGTTGGGGTAATGCTGACCAGACGTGGAACCCACGCACGCAGAGATGGGAGTAGCTTCGATGCAAGATGATGAGAACAATCCAGCGACAGAGGCAATGGACCCACCGTCCGAGGAAATGGCAGAGCAGCCCGGCGCAGGAGATGATGCGCTGCCCGACAACGTCATCAACCTGCTGACGTTCATGCTCGGCAAGGGCGACAAGTACAAGAAGTTCGTAGAAGTGACCCTTCCGGAGCAAATAGAGAAGGACGTGCGCGAAGACTTGGAGGGGCGCAGCGAGTGGATCGATAAGCGCGCCGAGCGCATGAAGCTCTGGCTCGGGGATTTGGAGCCCAAGGCCGAGCCGTTCGCCAATTGCGCCAACATGCACCTGCCCATCTTGCTCGAACGCACCCTGCGGCTCGAATCGCGAATTTGGGGGCAGATTTTCAAGGACGGGGAGCCCGTTTTCTCGGCCCAGCCAAGCTCGGCGGTGAGCGAGGAGAGAGCGGAGCTGATTACGCTTCACCAAAACTGGCAATTCCGCAAGGAGATACCGGATTTCCCGAGCCACGTTCACTGCGGCCTCATGGAATTCATTCGCGATGGCGACGTGGTGTTCTTCAGCACGCGCGACCAGGAAAACAACGTCAACCGACACGTTCACCTATCTGTCGACGAGTTCATCTACCCCTACACCCGGCGCTCGATGGCTCCTGACATGTCCGATGTGCCCCACAAGACCCGCGTGATGTTCCTCTACCGGCGCGACCTCCTCCGCATGCAGGACGCCGGCATCTACGAGCAGGTGGACAAGGTCATTTCCCACGGCAAGGGATCGTTCGAGGCCGATGATGGAGAGGTCATCAAGGAGACGACGGACAGATACGAGGGCGTGGACCCGACTGCTCACACTTCCGACGTACCGTACCGTCTCTACGAGTACTACGGGTGGGCGAAGATTCCAGGTGCCGACGAAATTCCAGTGCGCGTGGTCATGGAGACTAAGAGCAAGGTCATCCTAGGTATCTTCAGCAGGTACTACGACGACCCGAAAGATCGGGCGCGGTTCGACCAGCAGTCGCAGGAGTTCACCACCTACCACGCAAACGTCGCCCAGTACTCTCACATGATGGGCCTTGAGAGCCAGCTCCTATCGACGCTTCAGCACCCATCTATCCCGAATGACGAGTCTCTGGCCGTGGCCCAGCAGGTGCAGCGGGACCGCCCGCCGCCGCCCGTGCCTCCGCAGTGGATGGAGACCGATGAGACCGGAATGCCCAAGCCTACGAAGCCGTGCAAGCAGCGGATCATCGAGCCATTCTCCCACGGATGCTGCATCTGGAACCCGGACGGCTCCCATGGCCTCGGGGTGGGGATGCTCCTGGTGCCGTTCCAGATGCAGGCGAACATCGCCCTCAACCAATTCATCGACCAGGCCACGCTCTCCAACAGCTTCACCGGCTTCATTCACAAGATGGTCAAGCTTCCGACGGGGACGACGACCATCAACCCGAACGAGCTGGTGACGGTCGATGGTATCCCGCCGGATGGGGTGGAGAAGGCATTCTACCAGTGGCGCCCACCGCAGGCCAACACCCAGCTCCTGGAGGCCGTCACGCTGGCCCAGCAGTCGGCGGATGGAGTGAGCAGCGCCCCCGATATCCTCTCGGGCGAGAAGAGCGGCGACGAGACGTACCGCGGGCAGGCCACGCGCGTCGAGCAGGCCGTCCAGCAGCTCAGCGTCTTCGCAGCAAACTTCATCCTCGTTCTCTCGCAGGTGGCCAAGAACAACGCCATGCTGGACTTCCAGTTCATGCACGACGAGCAGCTCCAGGATGTCTTGGATCCAGCCACGCAGCAGACCCAGAAGATCACCATCGGGCGCGACCTGTACAAGGACGACTTCACCATCATCTTCTCGGCAGACCTAAGCTTCAAGAGCAGGGTCGCGAACATCGCCGAGAAGGACGACGTGCTGGCCATGCTCACAAAGGGCATTCCTCCGCAGATTGCGCCGATGATCTTCAAGCTTCAGATCTACGCAGAGGCGGCACGCAACTGCCTTCGCGCCCGCGGCGAGTACGCCATGGCTAAGATGGTCCTCACCAACGAGGAAATCGAAGCCAAGATTGCCCAGCAGCAGGCCGCGCCTCCACCCGGCGCGCAGCCTCCGCATCCGGGTGGCCCGCCGCCGAATGGAGCGCCTCACCCGCCATCCGTGCCGAACGGACAGCCGACAACGGCGCCTGGTGCCCAGCCACCACAGCACACGATTCCGCCGGGTACTCCGGCGCAAGCAGCACAGAACCAGTAACCATACCAAGGGGTGAACCATGGCATTGAAGGAATTGGAGAGCCCGTTCAACGGGATAGACAAGGCATCAGTTCAGGAGTGGCTCGTCCACCCCGTCACGCAGAGGATTGAAGAGCTGAACACCAAGGCGGTCGCATTGGAGAAAAGGAAGATCGTCGACATGGTGATGCTTTGTGGCGCAGAGCAACCTTTAGGCCTTAACTCCCTGCGCATGGCACTCTTGGAGAAGGAAGCGATCGGTGCTCTTCTCGATGGGGCAAAAGACTATGCCAAGTAAGAAGGCGGCGGCGAAGCTGACCAAGCAATTCGCGCTACTCCAGGCGCGCATTGCCGAGTTCAAAATTCCACCGTGGCCTGGGCAAGCTCAATTCGAGCGCATCCTCGTCTATCGCATTCCAGACGAAGGCGCGGCCAACGAGAAGTTCGGTGAGGAAAGCCTCCTCTACAAGCCCGACTCGCGCAAGGCCGTAGACGTTGCCCGCAGCCCACGCGGGATCATCGTGTCCTCCGGGCTCCAGGCGCTGGACGTCCTCCTCGGCAGCGGGATGGACATCGGAGACCTCGTGTGGTTCGCGCCGCACGTCCCGTACAGGTTCGAGACAGGGCGGGATGAGCGCGGGCCTATCGAGTTCTTCTTCATGAACGTCGGAGATGTGATTCTCGACGAGGACACGCTCGTGCGCGTGGTCGATGGCTCCATCGTCCTCAGCCACACGGCCGATGGCCGGCACGCCTACGCAAAGAACGGCAAGGTCATCGACCGAAAGTCACCAACCGCATACCCCGACGACATCTAGGGAGCGCACCATGTGCGAACGGAAAACAATGGATGAGCTATCACATGCCCGTCTGGCCACAGGGGAGATGCCGCTGGCAATATATCTAAAGGGGGCGTTTGATTTGCGAGAGGGTGAGAGCGCCCAATTGTACGCCATTATGATGCTGTCGAGATACAGGCGCTGGGAGATTGCGCTGAAGAAAGCTCTCGCTGCGTACGTTGAAAAGTGGCCAGAGCATAGGGACATGGAAGAGAGGGCGGAAAACGTCCCAATCCTTGTCGCAGCAGAACTGATTGCACACATGAGGGAGCGCACCATGTGCGAGAAATCAGAGAGACGCATGGAAGACGAAATCTTCCACGAAAACGTAGCCAATGAGCTGTCTCAGTTCAGGGATGCGCTCAGGGACCTATTCGACATCAGGGAAGGCGAGAGCGCACTGGCGTTTGCAATGGCACTGCTTCGCAGATACAGGAGGTGGGAAATAAAACTGAGACAAGCTCTTAGGGATAGGGCATGCAAGTTTCCTAACGTAGAAGGTCTAGATGATGCAAACAGAACCTTTGGAAAGGGAACGACTGAAGAGGAGGAAGACGCTCCAATTCGAGTCGCGGCCCTAATCATTGGAAGGAGTGGACAATGAGCAAAATTCGAGAAAACGCAGAGACTGAACCGAAGGTGCGCGAAGGTTCGGACGCGATGTCCGATGGCGACGATGACCAGGGTCCAGACGTAGAGGTCAGTAAAAACGAGAGCGGACAGCATGTCGTCTCGGGCCAACTCGACGGAAAGTCGAGGAGGGAGCGCCGGCAGGAAGAGCAGGCCGAGCGCATCCGCAAGGCCATCGAGGAGCAGAACCGGCCGTTCCACGAACGCCTGTCCCAGTTCGAGCGGACCATTCAAAATCTAGGTCAGCTTCTCCAGCAACAGCGGCCATCCCAGGGACCGTATGTCCCGCCGGGAACGCCTCCGGCTGATGCCGACGAGTGGACGGCGAAGACAGAACGCCAGGAAGAGTTGATCGAGTCGATGCGAAACGCGAAGACTCCCGAGGCCTTGCAAAAACACCGCGGAGAATACCTGCGCCTGGAAAAGGAGAAGCAGGTACTCGTGGCCGAGCAGGTTGCGAAGAAATCGCAGGAGGCATTTGCAAAGGCAAATCCGCCGCAAGAGAGCTACGAAGTGCGGACGCTCAAGCAGGAATTCGCCGACGTGCTTGGAGACGATAGTGCTCGCGAGTACGCATGGGGACTCTTCCAGCAGACTCGGGCCAAGGCGAATCGAGAGCGCAGGGTGTTCAATGAGTTCGAGGGACACCGGGCATCTCTCACCCAGGCGGCGCATGACCTTGGAATTCGGCAGAGGCCGAGCGCGCGGCCATCGGATGCCCAGCGTGCGCGCTTCTCTTCGCCGACGCCCAACTCAACCAGCTCCAGCGGCGGGTTCTCGCGACCTCTCACCAAGGTGGAAGAGCGCGTGGCCGTTGCCTGGGCAGGTCCAAGCGTCGAGCGCGAGACGGCTATCGCAGGGTGGACGAAGATGATGCTCAAGCAAGACCCGAACTACTTCAAGGATCAGTAACCGTCAATCGTGCGCCAGGAATGGTGTTGACAAAAAACTCCACATGGCGCACGATTTATTTTGACTCCATCCCAGACGATTTATTTTGACTCCATCCCAGACGTTCTAGCCGCGTTGTTCGGGTCTGAGTCTCCAGGCTAGAGGTGCTCCATTCCCCGCGGTCCTCGTGCCGTGGCGCGGAACCGAGCGCTCACAACCTCACACGAGGAGGAGTGAGCGATCCATGGCAGCGAGCACGACACTTGAACCAGTACCAGCACGAGTCCGCGGGGTGAACCCGGCGTCGGCAGGGCTTGTGAAAAACAAGCGCGACGACAGGGCCTACCTCTACGCAAATCCGAATGATGACCTTCAGGGGCTCTCGTTCCACCTTGACAACGGGTGGCATGAGATCAACGCCTCGAAGGACAAGGAGCGGGCCAACAGCGGAAGGCAAGACGCCAACGGGCGGATTACCTTCCAGGGCAACGTTCTCATCTGGCTGGAGAAGGAAGAGTTCGATCAGAGGGCCAAGGATCGCGATGCGCTCATTCGGGCGCGAGATGCGAAGAAGCGAGCCCCCGGCGGCATCGATGGAATCGTGGACGCGCAGGGTGTCCCGGCGTCCAACATCTGACCCAATAGGAGAATCCAATGTCCCAACAGCAACCCAGACGAAACGGGCTACGCTGGATCGGAACGCTCGCCGCGGCCGGTCTTGGCACCCCGCCAATCGTCGAAAAACTCGTCGTGTCCGGTCAATCGGCAGGACTCTTCTGCGGAGACGCGCTCCTCCAGCAGACGGATGGATCGGTCTACGTGACCACAGCGGGAACGGCGGCAGCCTTCGTCATGCAGAGCTGCTCGAACTACCTCGGCCCGGACTCGATTCCACGAAAGGGACAGTACCTTCCCGCGGGAACGACCTACACCGGCAACCAGGACTTCACGAACCCGTTCGCGAGCCGCGTCCTGGTCATTCCACTGGACACCAACCAGCTCTTTGAAATCGTGGTTCCGACCGGAGCCGCCAGCGCTGCCGCGGCCGAGGCCCTGGTAGGCCAGGCCGTCAACCTGTTGTGGAGCACAGGTGGTTCCACTTTGACGGGATGGAGCGGGGTCACCACGGACACCGTGGCCAACTTCGCCGGAAGCGGAACACAGGCAGATGTTCAGCTTCGCCGCATTCCTCGATACGGCTTCAACGGCCTTCCCAACGATCCGACCCAGGCGTTCTGGACCGGAATCTTCTCCTACAACCGCATCACCACTCTCGGCTAAGGAGCCCAGGTCATGATTACAAGCAACCCGCTCTGGAGACTCCTGAAGCCGACCATCGATGGCATTACGACGGAGAGCCTGGAAAAAGCCCAGGTCTGCATCGGCAAGGGAAAGATCGTTCAAATCGAGAACATGGAGGATGGCTACGCTGACGACATCGAAGTCGCCGGCACGACTCTTCTCGAAGAGAAGGCCGAGGGTCAGACGATGTCCGCCGAAGACATCATCCTCGGTGGAACCAAGCGCTACATCCCGAAGACGATGGCCAAGAAGGTCAGCATCTCCGAGGAAACGCTGGAGGACAACAAGTACGAGAAGGTCCTGCAGCCGTCCAAGCGGCTCATGGCCTCGGCGTACAAGACCCAGGACATCGACTTCGCCAACATGCTTCTGGCTTCGACGACTCAGCTCGGTGGCTACGATAACGTGGCCCTGGCGAGCACGTCTCACACCCTGGTTGCGGGTGGCACCACCAGCAACTACCTGAACGCTGGTGTCGGCATGACCCCGAGCCCGCAGGCGCTCATCCAGATGCGCTCCCTGGCGACGCTCATGCCTGGGCCGAACGGCCTGGTCGACTCGCTGGAGCTGGAAGGCATCGTCTTCCCGGAAATCCAGCTCGACCTGTGGAAGGTCATCACTGGAACCGAGAAGGCCGTTGGCAGCAACTACAACGACCTCAACACCGTGAAGAGCTACGGTCTTGCGCTTCACCCGGTGAAGTGGTTCGACGCCGTCTCGACGACGTTCTGGGGCTGCATCACTGACGCCAAGGATGGCCTCAAGTTCTTGCAGAGGCGCAAGATCAAGGGCAACACGTGGGTCGACAACGACGGCATGGTCGCCCACCACGGCGTGAGCTACCGCTGCTCGGTTGGCTGGTCCAACTGGCGCCATTGGCTCCAGGGCAACGTCTAAGGAGACGCCATGCAAGTAACACAAATCGGCGCATACGCTGGTCACGCTCCCGCAGCGTTGGCGATCAACGACACTCTCGACATCGGTGGGGCCTACGTCATGCCACCGGCAGGGAGGACGTTCATCGTCAGGGGGAGCGCGGCCACGGGGAAGGTGCTGAATTACGACGATCAGTACTCTTCCATCGCGACTGACCAAGAGCGCTTGCTCTTCCCGTCGGTGGCCGCTGCTCTACCGTTCTGCGCTGCGAACCGAGGAGACAAGATCATCTGTCTCCCCGGCCACACGGAGAACATCGCGACTGCGAACGCGTGGCCGCTGGTGGCAGGGGTGAACATCGTCGGGATCGAGAATGGTCCGAACGACCGGCCCACGTTCACGTGGACGGCGGCGGCGGCAACCGTTCTCATGAACAAGGCCAACGTCAAGCTCCTCAACCTCAATCTCTTCCTGTCGCCTAATGCTGGCGGCGCCGTCACCGTGGCGGCTCCGATCACCATCAGCGCGGCTGGATGCACGATTGCTGGCGGGATCATCAGGATGTCGACCGACGCGACGACCCTCTGCACCATCGGCGTCACCACCGCGGCAGGAGCAGACGACTTGACCATCTCGGTTCCGGTCGTCTACGGGGCAACCGCCGGCACACCGACGACTGGTTTCCAGTTCGTCGCTGCCAACCGGTTGAACCTGAACGGGACTTCGATCTCGATGGCCACCTCGGCCGTTGGCGTCGGCGTGATCCGATTCCTGACCACGGCGTCAACCTTCATCCAGGTCTACGACTGCGTCTTCCGGAACAACCTGGCCAGCTCGACCGCCGCGGTTACGGGCATGGCAGGGGTCACGGGAGAGGCTGACTTCGTGACCATGAAGGTCAACTCGGGCGGCGCGACTGCCTGGGGCACCGTTGCCGGGATGGCGTTCGGGCCGAACGTCATGGCCTGCAACACCGACGGACAGCGAGCCGTTGCTTTCGGCACCGGCTCCACGCTCGCGTAACCATTTGTGGCGGGGGAGTGGGGCGGTGGCTTCACTCCCCTCATTCCCGCTTCCCCGCCTTTTCTCATGCAAACCATCGGAAGGCGCTACATAGGTCCGCGGTACAACTACACGGACATGTGCGACTACTGCGGGTGCTTCTGGCACCGCACGAAGATGCGCCTCGATACCGATGGGCTCCTTCGCTGCCATGACTGCTTCAATGGAAAGACGCTTTTCGAGCTGGCGCAGGAGTCGGCGGCAGAGGTAGGGTACATCGAGCCAGTGAAGGGAAAGACTCGGGAGGGACCATGAGCACATCAGCCAACCCAACCCCGGACTTCCAACGCGACCAGATTCTGACCGCGGCCATTCGCATGTGCGGCCTCTTGGAAGAAGCGCAGGAGCCGAGCCCCGAGCAGCTTGCGAACGCTTCATTTCACTTCAACCTGGCACTCCAGAATCTTCAATCCGTAGGGCTCATCCTCACCACCGCCGAGCGCACAAGTCTTTCGCTGGTGGCGAACCAGGTGGCCTACGCCCTCGCAGCGGACACCATCGATGTCGAGCTTGGGCAGGACGACACCATCGGAACCATTCTGGCGTCCGGATCGAGCGTCGAGACCCAGGTCAAGACGATGTCCCGTGGCGAGTACATGAACATCGCCTCGAAGAGCACCCTGACCGGGAACCCATCGCGGGCCTACGTCGAGAAGCAGGGGACCGTCAGCATCATCTTCTGGCCGGTTCCGAACTCATCGACGATCACGTTCAAGTACACCCGCGTCCGATTACTGCGTGGCGGAGACACTGGCGCCGTGACCCTGGACATCAGGCGCACATGGACGCTGTACATGACCTACTTCGTGGCCATGGGCGTAGCCTTCGACAACAGCAAGGACGGCCTGGCGATGACCTTCAAGGCCATGGCCGATGAGCAGCGCAGGAGGTGTGAGGCAGGGGACACTCAGAAGGGCAACATCCGACTTAGAGTCGGCCACAGAGCGAGGAATTGGTAGATGGCAAGCCTATGTCGTGAACTCTTCTTCTGCGGAGCGCGTGACGTCACTGGTAATCCAATTGCCAGCGGCCACGTCCTCTTCACGGTCCTGGGAAGCACGTCCCAGCAGGTGACGGTCTACATAGACGCCGCGCAGACGCAGCCGTGTACGCAGCCCGTACCGCTTGATGCCGCGGGCCGGGTCGAGGTGTACGTCGTAAACCAGTGCGAGATGCAGGTCTTCGATGCCTTCGGGGCGCTCAAGCGCACGACCCTGAATGGAACTAGCGTTGCCGGCCCGCTCGTCGACGTCACGTTCAATGGCGCCGACACTGACGTGCAGAGCGCACTGACCGCACTGGAATCGACCATCGGCCCCGGAGCCCAGTACAAAGAGTCGAACGCCACCGGATGCGTCTCGCGATCTATCCACAACGTCCTGCTGGACAAGGTAAGCCCGCTCGACTTTGGCGCAGTCGGGAACGGCTCCGCTGACGACACGGTACCACTCCAGCGGGCCATCAATGCAGCCATCACGGCTAATGTTCCGCTGTACTTGGATGCAAAGAAGTACAAGATCACATCCGCCCTCACGGCCAACGGATCCATCAGGATGTACGGCTGCGGGGCCTACGAGTCGCAGATCATCTCGGTGGCCGACTCGTTCGATGGCATCCAGATTTCGGCACCAGGCGGACAGCTCCTGTTCCCATTCTCGCTGTGCGACTTCTCGGTGCTCCTTGCCTACACAAACGGCACTGGCAACGCAGCAATCCGCGTCCAGGCCGCGAGCGCCGGATCCATCCGCGACATGAACCTGAGTGGAACCTTCGGAGTTGTGACGGGTGGGTGCCAGAACATTGCGACGAGAGACTGCTCGATTGCCGTGCAGGGAAGCAGTGGAACGACTGGCGTCGGAGTCGTGCTCGGAGATGCGTGTTCAGCGGTCAACTGCGCCATCAACTGCAACCCATCGTCCGGTACCGTTCAGTACACAAACGGAATAGTTCTCAGCGGAGAAGGTTGCTTCGCAGAGAAATGCAATGTGTCGGGAGCGGCCGTTGGATACAACGTCATTCCTGGATCCCACGCTGTCAACACCACCCTGTCATGCGACGCTTCCGGATGCACGACAGGATTCTCATTTTTGGGTGCCAACACAGGCGCAATTGGATGCTCCGCCACCGGATCCACGACGGCCAACTGGAGCTACGCAGGGAACGCCCCATTGCTGAACTCGGGGAACTCATGGTCTCCGAAGGCGTATTCGCTCCAAACACTGTCGGTAGCTAGTCCGACGTTCACGTTCGACCCGTCAGCTCTCGTGAACGCGTACGTCTGCAACGGATCCTTCAGCACTGGAGCTATTACCATCGCATGGCCGGCGTCCCCGCGCATTGTCCCCGGGACCGAGTACACGATCATCATCCGCACGGCCGCTACGTTTTCGACCTATCCAAGTGGGACGGCAACCATTGTTCCATCTCAGATGCTATGGGAACCAGCACTTGCTGACGGCAGCGGAAGGGTATACGGATCGTACATATATTCGGCCAAGTTCGTCTGGACATCGGGCGGATACCTGCAACAGACAACGAAGTGGGAAATCCTATCCTCTGGAGTCAACGCCTGGACGTAGAAATGGGGCAAACGCAACTCGGAGCAATATCGTTCGCCGGAACCGAGGACAAGGGATCATCGGAGCTGGGCGGCGCCATGCCACAGGTGACGAACGTCATCGTTGACGCTACGGGGACGATGCGCGCACGACCAGGGATGGTCCCATGGCCAGCGTTCACGCAGGTGTCTTCGAGCGCCGTCATTGGGATGTGCAGCTTCCAGGACTGGCTGGTCTACGTGACCGCGGACCGCCTCGTCCATGCCATCAGCTCGGGAGGGACGACGCTTGAGCTGTCGGACCCTGGCGATCCGACGACTTGGCTTGATGGCGGCGGGAGGCCTTCATTCGTCCAGGGCCTTAGGATGCTCGTAATCGCAGGCGGCGGACAGATGCAGAAGTGGCTCGGGACGGGGCTGTCGGCTAGGCTTCTGAACACTGGCGCTCCCATCCTTGGAGGCGATCCTAACCCAGGTGGGCCGCCCCCGGCAGCCACGCACATATGCGGAGTTGCCCAACGGTTGGTGGCCAAGGTCGCCAACACGAGCGGGCAATTCTGGTGGAGCGGTCCGCTGGACATGTACGAGGATTGGGATATGAACTCGTCATCCGGGGGAGACGCCGGGTTCATCCAGGCGTCGGGTAAGCCTGACCCGCTCGTCGCGATGTTCGATAACACGAACGAGATCTTCGCCTTCGGGCCGCTCACCCTTCAGGTGTTCGACCCATCGAGCACGCAGATTTCGACCGACCCAGTGACAGATGTAGCGGTAGTGCAGGACTTCATGCCCAACCGAGCACTGGATATTGGAGTCCTGGCTCCGGACTCCATCATCTCGGTTGACAACACCTTCGCCCTGGTGGACCGCTACCGACGCGTGCTGCTCACCGATGCGAGGTCGTTCAAAGAAATTGGGAAGTCCGTGGCCAGGGTCCTACGCCAGATCGACGGTATCGAGACAGCGCTCGGGTTCAAGATTCGCTTTGGCAGGTACGATTTCCTGGCATGGATGTTCCCTTCGGTTGGCTATGGGCTCATCTTCGACACTGCGTCAGGCAACTGGTCAGAATGGCGGGCGTGGGGGCCATCGGGGCCGCTGAATGTCTCCATCACGAGCTTCTACGACTGGGCCGAGAGCGATCTCGCCGTCGTTGGCCTGAGCAACGGGCAAATCGCCCTGTTCACCGACGATGCGACCACCGACCTCGGAAACCCAATCAACATCAAGCTGGTGAGCGGGTTCACGAGTCATGGGGTCGCGGCGCGGAAGCACTGCCACACGCTCCTACTCACGTTCCGGCGCACCTTCATCCCAACGGCATCGAGCGGTCACGTGCGACTCTCGTACCGGAACTACGAAGGGGCATGGACGCTGGTGCGCGACATCCAACTCGGGGCTGACCCGTACGCGGTCATCACGCTGCGAAGCCTGGGCGTCTACCGAACGCGGCAATGGATGCTTGAATATACCGGCAGCGACCAACTTGAATTTGTTGGCGCACAAGAGGAATATGAAACCCTGGGAGCATGACCATGAGCGGTGACGATCTCTACAGCGGAGCAGCACTTTCTGGCGCCGGCTCGGGCGCGGTCTCTGGCGCGGCCCTTGGCAGTATGGTTGCGCCAGGATGGGGGACGGCAATCGGAGCTGTTGGAGGAGGTCTGGTCGGCCTGTTCACGGGGGGGGAGGCGAATTCGCTCCGCTCCCAGGCCACGAAGAACCAGCAGAACCAGATGGCGGCACTCGTGGCCCAGCTCAACCAGACAAGCAATGCCGACTACCAGCAGCACATCGACAATCTGAACAAGGCGCTCTCTTTCTACGCCCCGGCCCAGCAGGCATGGGACCGCGTCTATGGCGCTCCTTCCACGCCGCAGGCTGCCCCACAGCAGAGTACGACGCCGATGGTCGGCTCGCCAAGTTGGGGGAAGTAACATGGCCTGGGATTCGAGCCAGACTGGCCAGCCAACCGATTCCACCGGGCTCTACGTCTACGGACCCGATGGAACGCCGATGACAAAAGACCAGTATTCCGCGTGGTCTTCCGGGCAGCCTTCCAAGAGCGGACTTGGGCACTTTAGCTACGGTCCAGCGACGACCACTACCTCCACCACACCAACGACGACGAGCTCGTCCACTGGATCTGCACCTCCCGCATTGAGTAGCACCGGAACTACCTTGTCGAACAATGGGTCCAGCGCCATCGATTGGGGAAAGACTGGCTGGAACATCGATTACCAGGGAGAGCATCAAGGAGACAGTAACTGGTATCAGCCGCAGGGGAATGACTTCGGTTTTCAGATCAACACCGGCTCTGGCTTGCAGACTGGGAACATCGACCCGACGACCGGAATAATCACGACGACGACCAAGGGTGATCCTGGAATTGGGAACAACACTCCCAAGTACCAGTACGACGTTACGGCCGACTACGGCCTCGGCTCCGCCGCCCTCGGCATCATCCCAATCGAGCACAACTCATCTGGGCAGGTGAGCATCTACCTGGCTCCGACGTCTGGTGGCGGCTTTGCCAGGGAGACCAATCTCGCCGCTGCCCAGAACGACGTCAACCAATACAACCAATGGATCAAGACCACTAAGAACGCTCCTGCCGCGGCACCGGCTACACCCGCGTCGGCCACTGCTGACACATCAGCGCAGACGTCGGCGGGTGGTTTTCTCGCGAACCCTGGCGTCGGAGAGACCGCCCAGGCCGCTAACGCAGGAAAGTACAACGGACAGACGAACGCTCAAAAGGTCTTCAACGAGACGCCGAACCAGCCAACGAACGCGCAGCAGAACTGGAACGCGTACTCGGGAATCTTTGGTAACCCTGGCTACCTCGATAGCATCTACGACACGGCAGGAAGGCAGGGGCGCGCGAATCTCATGTCTCAGGGGGCCGCTGGTGGCTTCGGGGACAGCGGTGCCACGGCTCGGGCGACGGCGGACATCGACTTCAAGACGGCACTGTCCAAGCTCGCCGCTACCGAGGGATTCGCAACCACTGGCCAGGGCATGGCTACAGGGGCGGACTCGGCCAACAACGCGCAGACGCAGACCAGGGGGGCGCTCGGCACATCGGCCGACACCGCCAACCTGAACCAGACCGTCGCTGGACAGAACGCCGCAAACTCGGCGGAGGGACTCGCGATTTCACGTGGAACTGGCATGGTGAACTCGGCCACCACGCTCGCGAACGACCAGGCGACGTTGACCCTAAATGGAATGCAGGCCGCGGACGCGCAGAAATTCCAGACCCAGATGACGGCATGGGAGGCGCAGGTGCAGTCGGGAACCCTCTCGGCGACGCAGGCATATAATAACGCACAAGAACTCATGTCGGCTCTCGGTGTGGCGGGTAACTCTGCGATCAACGCCTGGGCCACAAGTAAGATCTCCGCGGCCAAGGGTGGAGGAACCAAGTGAGCAACATGGTCGTAGCCCCGCCGAGCTTCGTTCCGCAGATCAACAGCCTCGGGGAGATGATCGACACCTTTACCCAGCGTCGCATGAAGATGGCCAAGGATCAGGCGGACGCGGAAGCGGCACAGGCCGAGAACGACCGCAGGCTCGCGTGGGACAAGGAGAAGGAAGCCTACGGACGCCGCCGGCAGGACATAGCCGAGAAGAAGATCGACACGCAGAACGAATTCCAGCAGAGCAAGCTGGAGCTGGATCAGGCGCAGAAGAACGCCGACCGAGTGTCACGCGGCTTGCCGCCTCTGCCGAGCGTCCGCATCAAGAACGGGAAGGTCGTGCGCACGCACCACGAGTGGATAGGCGGTGGCGCTCCTGCTGACGTCGGCGCCGCTCCAGCCGATGACGCAACCCAGCCTGAACCTTCCCCTACGGAGCAGCCTGCGCTCCCAGGCGGAGCGGCAATCACGGGAACGATGATGGGGCGTCCGCTCACGGATCCGCAGGCCCAGGGGACGCCCCAGGCGCTTCCTGGAGCTCCAGCCGCGGTCGAGCGCTCTGCCCGCATGCCAGAGCCGGTCGCCTCGGCGACTCCAGATGGCAAGGTCACGGCTCCGAGCGACCAGGAACTTGAGGCGCTCATGGCGGCGTCGCACGGGAACGAGCAGCCGTCTGACAACTCTGTATTCCTGGATGAGACAGACGACGGAACGGCAAACGTGCTCATGGGGCAGAACGGCGAAGAGCGCCGCCAGCTTCCTCTCGATGCTCTCCCGCCAGGGGCGAAAGAGGGGCAGCGTTTCGCTCCGGAGGATGTGAACCTGGCAGGCGGGAAGGGCAACCCGTTCGCCGGCCCGAACGGAACTGTCGCACCGGAGGCGCCCCCTGGTGGCAAGGTCTTCGTGGACGAGACCGACGAGGGCAACGCGAACGTGCTCATGGGACCAGGAGAGACCGAGCGCCGCCAGCTTCCTCTCGATGCCCTGCCTCCGGGCGCACGCGAGGGACAGCGCTTCGACCAGGCCGACGTCAATCTCACGGGGGGAAAGGGCAACCCGTTCGCCGGTGCAGAACCGCAGGCATCGAGCACGTTCGTTCCAGGGTCTCAGATCCGCGGGGTGTCCGCTCGGATGCCACCGCAGGCAGGGCAGAGCGGCAAGTGGGTAGAGAAGGACGACGAGGGCAACGTGTACGGAGAGATCGACCCTGGCCAGGCCCGCGCCGCCCGCGCCGCGGAAGACGCGCTGTCACTTCGAGATGTCAATCTAGCACTGGCCAGCCCCGGCCTAACCGCGGCCGAGGTGGCGTACCTATCATCGAAGAAGCATGCGCTCATGGCCGGCATGTCGCCCAAGGAACTAAGCCAGGTCTACGCGCAAGAGGGCCGCGAGACGCTCCAGGGGAACCAGCTCGCGAGCAACGAGAAGCGCACCGAGGAGAGACTCGCCTCAAACGAGAAGGTCCAGGCCGGCCACGATGCCACCAGGATCGCCATCGTGAAGACCAAGCACGGCGGAGGTGCCACCCTAAGCGGAATCAAGATTCCGAAGGGAGAAGAAGGGTCATTCATCAGCATTCCAACCAACAACAAGGGTATCCCCCAGCCGAACCAGTTACTAAAAGAGGTAACTACCGACTGGCGTTCGTGGGCATCAGAACAGGACATCAAGACGCAATTCAAAGGACTTCGCCGACTCGCTCTCGCACAGAACAACATCGATGCGAACGGCCCGAACTCCGGCACGCTCAACATAGAGGCGGCATTCAACTACCTCGGGTTCCTACGCGGAGGTGTCCCAGTCCAGAACGAGACCAAGGAGATGATCGATCATCGAAGGACATGGGCCGACAGCCTACATGGACTCATGGCAAGGGCCGGCATTGGTGAGTTGATCGCGAAGGTGCAGAACGGCGGCAACCTTACCGAGGAAGAGGCGAACAGGGCCAGGAATGTCATGTCGCCGGAAGAGCAGTCGCGCATCCGAGAGGGCATCGTCGAATCGAAGAGGGTCATGCAGTTCCAGGTGGCGCAAACCCTGCAACCATTCGTCATGAAGTACGTGGACATGAACGGCCCCGGAGCGCAGGTTCTGCGGCAAGGAGCCGTCTCTCAGGTCAATGCGGAATTGGAGTCGGCTGGCCTACCGCATGACTTCAACCCGTTCAACGACACGAAGCTGCGCGGCTCGGGACACCTGCGAACAGAGAATCCTGCGCCCAGCCAGGATAGCGGGCAGGGGGCAAGCTCTGGACTTGAGCAGGCCGTCCAGCAGCTCCTAAAGGCCAAGAAATCCGACCAGGGAGCGGCGCAGTGATAACTGCCGAGCAAATCGCACAGCTTGATGAGAGCGACATCAGGGCGCTACAGGAAGCCCCCGGTCTAACCGGTGCTGACCATTCCCTACTGTCCAATGCGCTGGCGCTGAAGCATCCTGTCCCTGGCGACCTCGCCCGTCCACCAGAGGCGATCACTTCGTCAATAGCTCGTCAGGCGGAACCATCGACGGCACTACCCCTGCGCCCAGAGCAGCAGGCGCACATCGACCGAGAGCTTCAGACCACGGCCAAGCCGCTGGACGAGACAAAGCCAACCATCGGCGGAGCAGTCGCGGACTCCGCGGGTGGTCTACCCGCGGCGGCGGCTGGAATTGCCGGCGGCTTCTACCAAGGCGTGCCAGGACTTGCGCCCACACTGGAGGCCATCGGCCAGCGCTCTGACCAGCTCACGGCCGGAGGAGGTCCCATCTCGCGGATGATACGCCGCTTGCCGAACGTCGTTCCGCGGCCAGGAGAAATCAACCAGGCCGTCGAAGAGTCTCCGCAGGGACCAATTGCATCAAGGACCATCGGAGGTCTCATCGCACCGCTCGGCGCCGCCGGGAAGCTCGGAGAATCGGCCGAGGCTGCCGGGAGCGCGCTCCTCGCGCCGGTTACCAACATCTACCGGAACCTGGCCGGAAAGGCCCCAGGGCTCATGCGTACGGTTGGCGCTGGCGCCGGCACGGGGGCTGCCATCGGCGCGGGCGAGGCCACCATCCGCCGTCTGCCAGGGGCAGCCGCGAACCTATCTCGCGCCGTTGGAGCCACGGACGAGCCAGCCCAGGAGATTCCTCCCGTGGACATCGCCGGAGAGATCGGAGCGCCAGCGCTACTTGGCGGCGCGCTGTACGGCGCGACGGCCGGCCTGCCGGCCTGGGCAACGGATCCGAACACGGTCACTGGGAGAATCGCCAACCGCTTCGCGAACGTGCGCAACCGCGGCCTGCACATGGAGGAGCCTCTTCGCAGCCTGCCCGAGGGCCAGATCGGAATCGACGAAGCTCGGGAGCTGGCGAACCGTGAGTTCGAGGACCGCAAACCAGGACTCGAAGCGCCCGTGCTCGCTGGCGAGCGGCAGGCGAAGGCGGCGCTGGAGCGCGACCTCACCGAGGCCAAGGGCAGCGCAGATGAGGCCAAGGGGAGATACGGGGCGGAGGCGGAGCAGCAGGCCCAGAAGCTCCTTCAAGTTGGCAGGGCGGAGGGAGCGAAGCGCCTCGTCAAGGTCCTGGACAAGCACGAGCAGGCCCAGACGCAGGTATCACCAGATGCGAGGTTCCCGATCAGGGACGAGCAGGGTAACCCAATTGCTGACGAAAATGGGAACCCTGTTACCCAGAGCTTCTACGAGAAGATTCGTGGCATCGTCGCCAAGAAGGCGCGCCAGGATACTGCCAATTCGCAGGCACCTGGAAGAATCGAGAACACGGGATACCAGGACGACTACGGGCGCCCAATCGAGCGGGAGCTGCCACCGGGAGAACCTGGCACCGGCGAGGTACATACCCCACTTGGAGCCCACCTCGCCAACATCGAGAAGGGTATCCGCGGATTCATCAAGGATGACGGAAGCGTCCGCGACTGGCGGAACATCCTGGCCTACCTGAAGACCATGGCCGAATCGGGAACGCCGGAGAAGTCGTTCCCCTACAAGAAATTCGTTGGCGCCGTACGCGAGCACCTTGGAGACGCCGTTCCAGAGATCGCCCAAGCAAACGCCGAGTACTCGGAACGAATGGACGGCCTGGAGCGGGTGAAGGACGCCGTCTATGGAAACCCCGACCTGCACGACCTCGGCACCAGCGCTGCGCCAGGCCCGCTCGACGTCCCCGAGGCCGGCGAGCCGCTCGTCCACCGGCGCATGCTGCCAAGCCAGGAAGCGCGCGGCGCCCAGCGACTTGCCCAACTCGGCGACCAGACGCTGGCCGCCGGGGCACGCTCACCGCAGCGCCAGGAGATGCTCGACCAGGGATTAGGCCAGGTCATCGAGCCTCTGGAGCAGAAGCTCGCCGACGTCAGGAACGCAACCTACGAGACCCAGGCCAAGCACGACGAAGCCGTGGCCAAGGTCGAGGCAGAGGTTGCACGGAAGAAGCTGGAGATCGCCCGCGAACTTGGGAGCGAAACAGACCAGGTGCTTCTGAACAAGGAGGCCATCGAGGCGTCCCAGCCTAGGCTCAAGCGTCTACTGCATCCGCTCACCTTGGCGGCCGTGGCGGCGACCACCCACTCGCCGGCGCATGCCGCGTCTCTGGGCGCGTACTCGGGCGAACGCCTAGGCGGCGGACTGGCGCAGCCACTGGCCTCGCAACTCGCCTTGCGCGCCCCGGACGTCGCCGCTCTCCAGGCCAGCATTCCTGGCCTCATGGGCATGGTCGCAGCGAAGAACAACGCCGAAGAGCTGATCCAGCAGGCACGTGACGCCAAGAAGCGTGTCCCGGAGAAGAAAAAACCCAAAGAAGAGGTGAACCCATGATCGGGATGTCTGGACAAATTGGAGTTGGCGCGCCCGCGGCCCCCGGCAACAACGCCACCGTTACCCTGTTCGATTCAACCGTGACCTTCAGCAAGATGGGGTTGCAGGCCAACCAAATAACGCGCATCAGGTTCGACTTCGCCGGGCTGAACCAGGCGAGCGCGACGAACGGACTCGTCGGGTATAAGAGCAGTGACAAGGGCGCCACGTGGCATCCATGCTCGTTTGCGTACAACGGAAGCTTGGCCACTCTTCCTGCGACCGTCGCGGCAGACACTGGCTCCGATTCCAGTAGCTACGACATCGCGATTGCCAGCGCCTCTGACGTGAAATTCACCTTCACGGCCGGCGCCACGGGACCTACCGTGTGGGCGCCTGTAATTACGCTTCAGGCGGGGCACCCACAATCCTCGCTATAACAAGGAGAGTAAATGCCAGTATCAACGATACCAGACAGGAATAGCCCTGCGACATCGACCTCGAAAGGGTTAATGCCCGCCACCGAGATGGCCAAGACATCGGCCGTCACGTTGGCGCAGATGCAGTTGCTCGGGAACGGCGCATTATCTACTCTAGTCGCGGCTAGGCAGGGGGAATTTACGTCCACAGGAAGCCTGTTGCGGAAGCGCGAGACGTGCCGCTCGTCGGTTTTGGCCGACGGAAGGATCATGGTTACAGGCGGCTGGAACCCAGCCGAGAATAGCGGAGTAGCGTGGACAGACGTAGAGATCTACGATCCTTCCACTGGACAATGGACCGTGCAGGCGAACGGACTCAATACCGGACGCGCCTACCACACACAGACCACAATGCGCAATGGGCACGTGTTGGTAGTGGGAGGGCAAAATGTAGATCAAGCTGCTCCTATAGCTAGCGCCGAGGATTGGGATCCGACGACTGGAATCTGGACTTTGGTTGGTGTTGGCACGTTGCCAGCAGTGTGCATGCACGCCGCCATCGCTGTACCAGTTAATGGGGGCAATCCTTATGGTAGAGTGCTGATACTCGGAGGATCAACAACAGGACCTACTGCTGTCGCAACCTGTTGGCTATATGACCCTGTGGCAAAGACTTTTTCAGCAACCGGGTCCATGCACGTTGCGCGCGTAAAACATAGTGCAATTCTGTACAGCGACGGTGCGCGAGTATTCGTGGTCGGAGGCGCCGGTATTAGCAGTGAAGTTTACTGCCTTGATGGTGTGAATGTTGGCACATGGTTAACAGACGCTAATATCCCAACAGCACGCACGGAGCCATCGCTTGCACTTGCAGGTGGCGGGAAAATACTAATTGCTGGAGGATGGAGCGGCGGATCTTACACCCCCATTCTAACAGCATACCTGTATACCGAGTACACTTCGGCCGTAGCCCAGACAACCAACAATCTTGCAACGTTCGCTGGGTATGGGGCTAAATCCCTAACACTCTCTGACGGTACAGGCCGGATTGTGATCGCTGGAGGATACTCTGGAGGGTCAGGCGTGAATGGATCAATGCAGACAATGATGCAAGTGTATTACCCAGCAAATCAGGCATTTATTGCTACAATGCCACATCGCCCGTGGACATCTGGAATTATCGAGGAATTGCCAAATCACCAGGTACTCATGGCCGCTGGGTCAGACGTAGCCGAGTGGCTGAATACTGCACGACTCTTCACTCCGTGAGCACTGTAACGAGCAGCACCGGGTAGAGTGCAAGCGCCAATGACGCCAAGGTCCACGTTTTAAAGGTACGGAAGAGCTAGGGTAAACAAACATGGCGTTCCTTCCGAGAACAAATATCGCGTCTCCGATTTCTCCACGCCAGCCGGAGGAGAAATCGCTGCTCGACGTCGTTCAGAAGGAGCTTTGGCCGTTCTTTCAACAGGTACGCCGGGCCGTGAACTGGGCAGCCTCATGGATTGGTCTCATACAGGTCGATGCGACTGACACTCCGGGAACCCTGGTCGACAAGGCGAATCCAGGCTCCGGAGTATTCATCACAAAGACAGGATCGGATGGCAACCGCCAGCTCACCTTCTCGGCCGACACTGGGACCATCGTAACGAACATAGTCAACAACCCGGTGACCGTCCAGACCATTACCAATGTGGTCACGAACACGGTTCAGGCTTCGCCTGGAACTGTGGCATCGACCCTCTACCCTGCAAGGATTGACAATCCGCTCTATCGTGGAGAGGCTAAGGGGCTCTTGCAGTATGGAGAGGACGGCGCCGTTCTTACCCAGACCACTGGCATATCGACGTGGTTCGTTGGGGGAGGAAATGGGCAATTGTACCTGCGCGATTCGAGCGCAGACCCTACGATTCCTGCTAACGACGGCGACCTGGTTGGATACTGGCTTCCTGGCCTAGTTCCAAGCTCACCAACGCGCGCTCATCTCGGACTGTACAAGGTACTTGATTGTGGGCACCACTGGGACGGTAACCCGATGCATGCACCCATCAACACCGTACCAATGATCGCTCGGGTCACGACTGCGAACGCACCCACAGGTCTATGCCATGGGAGCGTCTGGAGTGTGGCAAACGGAACAGCGGCATACGCCGGGTATTCATTCACGCTAGGGACAGCTGATCCAATCGTGGTTGACACCACTCTACTCAGCTTCACCGCCGCAGCAGGGTTTACCCCCGCCAATGCCTACGAGCTTCTGACCGGGCCGCAGCTCTCCAGCGAGCACGCAAGTAGCGATCCTCTCAGCATCCAGGCGACGATGGCCTCTGGGGATGCTGACATGCAGGGATTCCAGAC